GGAACTGCGCTTGGTTGTAGCTCATATAGGTGATGAAGCGGTCAGTATAGTACTGAGCAATGTTGCGCTCCTTCTCCACCAAAAAGTCAACCTCGTTCTTTTCTACGCTTGTTGAATTCTCGCTTGTGTGCTTGTATACACCGCCATTGGCAATCGTGTACGCAGCAAAAGGTAAGTACTCAACCATAGCATAGTGAATCAGCATCGGCTGAAGATAGTCGTTTACCAACGCCAAGTAGCGACCTGTGAGAGTCCCTGCGATGATGTCGTTGCTAATTTTGTCGTATAGGCGAGTACCCGTGAAGTTTTGGATGTGGATTTCTTGGGCAATCTTGATGAACTGAATAAACTTATCCGTGTCCACGTTGCCACCGAGTGCGGTGTTACGCACCAAATCCTCTCGCTTAATCCAAAGTGCCGTTGCCATTATTTACGTGGGTTTACAAATCCTTCATTGGGCATATCCACAGGGCGAAGTGCTACGTCCTTCGGATTCTGCTCTAAATCTACTCCTGCTCGCTTGGCTTGGTTTACCGTTACCTCAGCGTTGGGGCTTCCTACATCAGGCGTTACGCCTTCCGCTTTTGCGAGGTACGTCTTACGCATCCAAAAGTGGTGGCATCTTGCTCCGCCCTTGTACAACCAGATAGAGTATGTGGCTGCTCCTGCTACACCGAATCCTGCGTTGACTGCTTGGCTGCCCATGCGCTCAATGTCCTCCTTGCGGTAGACCTTGCTTGCTGCTACCATCTTCTTGCAGAACTCACGACTCGTAGCCTGTGTGCTTTCGGGAGCATACGAATACCGTACCTTGTATTGGCGGCCTTCTTCGGTTACGCCATCTTGCGAGCTTTTAGCGTTCGGGAATGCGCTGCCTGTTGATGCAAAGTCGTACTTGCTCAATGCCTGCTCTGCTTCGTAGTCAACGGGGCGCTCATCTACAAGTTCCCACTCATCTTCGTTGATGACCTCGCCTACTTCTTCCAAAGCAGCAAACACCTCATCAAAATGCTCATCGGTCGGCTCTTGGCTGGATAGCTTCACTCCCGTTTCTTCTTCACGGGTTTCAGCGTCCATTGGCGTTTCAATGTCATTGCTGAACTCAAGAGGCTGAAGCGTTTTGAAGTACAGGTTGAGGTTGATGTCGTTGTAGATAAGAATCTTCTCAAAGCCATCAAGCAGTGTTTCTTGCATCGGCTTGATTACGATGTTCTCAAACAGGATAGAAGCCGTTTTAAGCTCCTCTGCGTTGTTGCCAAGTCCTGAACTATCCTTGATGCCCATAAGCATCGGAGAAGTGATGCGGTGAGCTACCATCAGTTTCTGCATTGCCTCGTTGGACAAGAACTGATATTGGTTATGGGCATCGCTCAGTTGTACCGTTTCAAGTGTTGCTTTTGATTCAGCATTGTCGTTGAACGCCAAGATGAACTTGCCTGCGTTGCTCGTGCCGCTGAACTTGTTAGCAATCTGCATCTCAATAGCCCTACGCTCCTCCTCGCTCGGCACTCCGTTGTTGAAGTTGATGAGCATTGAAGGATTGAGGCCGTTCTGGATGTTGTTGATGTGGAAGTTCGCAATCTCCTCCTCAAGGTCTGCGTATGGCAGGCCACCTTGATAGTCTACGGGTGAGTAATAGTAGAATCCTGCTCGGTATGGTTTGATGTACAATACTTCAAGACCTTCCTTGCTCGTTCCAAACGCAGGGATGCGTACAGGCGTTTCTTTGCGTGATGCTACCGCACTCCAATCCTTTGCGTAGTAGTATCCCTTAATCTCGCCATCCTCATCGCACTTCTCCGCACGGAGTGTTTCAATGGGGATGTGGGCAATCTCTACAATCATATTGTGGTCTTGAGAGTAGATGACCTGAATGGCGCATTGACCCATCATCTTGTAGTCGGCAACGAGCTGCTTTACGCAGTCCTTAGTGAACAGACCACGCATTGCTGCGTACTCACTTGGCTTACGAGCAGAATCCGTAGCATCCAATCCCTTTCCGTAGATAAAGTCCACCACGCCATTGATTAGGGCGTTATTGGTTGGTGAGCCGTTGTATCGGTCAATCAGGTATTGGAAGTAGTTATTGTCATCACCGTAGGCTACCCAATCTTTACCCTGCACCTCTGTGATGTTAGGGGTGGTGTAAGAGGACAGGTTTACTACGTGGACTTTAGATGATGATGTAGTCATTGTCGTAGCTTGTTTCTTCCGTGTAGACATTTTGGTTTACCGTGAATTTGGCGTAGTCAGTTTGTGGCGTTACGAAGACCCTATCTCGGTAGATTAAATCTCCATCGTAAAATACCTTCAGTCCGTAGAATCGGTTGTTGACCAATGTAAAGGTAGAAGTCAGGTACATAAAGCCGTTTGCCTCCTCAATCGTAGGATTGATTGTAGCGGTTGTGTTGGTGCTTTCATCGGTCAAGAGTAGCGTAACACCATCAAGGTTGTTTAATGCGCTCTCAACGCATAATACGCCCTCAAGCGTACCATCATCAAGCAACACACGCTCAAAGTAAAAATCCAAATCCTCTTGAGAAAAAACAAACTCACGAGGGATGATGGTAATTGTTTGAGGCAAAGCCGATACTTGTAGAATATGCATCTCAACTAAATAACCTCAGGCTAAACTTTTGTATAAAAAAAGAGGGGCTTTCGCCCCCCTTCTCCATCCATTTGCGCCATTCCGTTCAATAGCACAATGCGAATATACTACAAATTTTGTGTTATGATTTGCAATGCACGTTCAAGAGCTTGAATGGCCTTCATATCATTATCGGCAAGCTTTTTATTGAATTGAAGCTGCTCGTTGATGTCGGCTACAATGTTGTTTGCACCAAGCTCTTTTGCTGATTCAATGAAGGGTTGCATTTTTTGAGCAACGTCTGCGTGAATCTTTATGCTTTGCTTGTATTCGTTAATGAATCTTTCAAGAGTTGGAATAATACCTCTTGCTTGAACAATTGCTTTATCGGTTTCAGACTCCCATACTTGCAACCATTTAGCTGCAAGCTCTACCTTCATCGGCTCTGATGAACGAACCTCCTCACCAATCTTGGCGATTTTAGAAAAAATGTCTTTCATAAAATAAAGGTAGGGGGCTTGCGCCCCCCAACCAAATTTAAGAGTTAGAACCTACTACGATGGTTTCGTTTGCATTCGTAAGTCCTGCAAACGGATTGGCAACCGTAGCGCCATCAAGGAAGTTGGCAGGAAGTTGCTCCTGAGCCTCAAGCGTCAAGGTGTAACCAGAAAGGTCACCCATAGCAGCACCCGTTACAATCGTTCCACCCGTAACCTCTGCTCCGTAGTTAAGACCCATCATAAACGCATTGCCGTTGTAGTCCTGTACAACCACCTGAGGGCGGCCGTAAGCCATCAACTTCAACTGCTTATTGTCCTGCTTCGTGAGTTTGGTCAAAGTCAAATTCAACGTCTGCGTGAAGAAGGTAGTACCATTCTCACGGCTTGAGTTGATAGTCTGTTCAAAAGATGAGTTTCCTTTTACATCATATTCGTAGGCAGTAAACGTGCCTGAAATGTTGCTGATGCTATCGTCAGAAGACAGAGTAACCGTACCCAAGTCATCGTAGTTGATGAAGAATACTTTGTTAATCCCACCGACTACGTCTTTACAAGGTACTGCACGTCCTAATGTTAAATCGCAAGGCATTGTTTCTTTGTTTTTTAGAATTAAAAAAGGGGGCGGGGCAGAACCCACACCCCCTCGTGGTTTAAACTATGACTCGGATTAAGAGTAGAGAACTACGTCAGAACCGATGCCGTACTGAACACCTGCGAAGAAGCGCAAGATTACACGGATGTTGTCAGAGCCATCAAGGTCAGCCATATCAAGGACACGAACCTCGTTGCGCTCGTTCAACAGACCCGTACCGAAGAACAGGTTAGAAGCTTGAGCAGCAACCATCTTGTTAGAAGGAAGACCATTAGCCATAGCTACTTTGATACCATCAAAGAACAGGTCGCCCTGTCCGTACCACATCGTGCCTTTGTTGTCAACACCATTCGCTCCAAGACCTGAAGTACCGAAACCACCAAGCGCACGTACGTAAGCCTTAGCTACGTTTTGCGGAACGTAGATGGTCAAGTCCTCCTTGCCGTAAAGAGCAGCGGGGATAGCGTCTACAACCTTACCAAGCTCGGTGATTACGTTAGCAGCCGTTACGGTGGTAGCGGTTACGTCAACAACGTCAGAGTCAGCGGTCATCAAAGACAGGAAGCCAGAGAACTCACCAGCAGAAGCAGCGTTACCATTCCAGATGTTCTGCTCAATCTTCTGGGCAGTCTTAGCAGCAACGTGAGCAATCAAGAAGTCAGCGAAAGAAGCGGGGATGCTATCGTAAGCAGAGAATCCCATTTGACCACCAATCCAAGAATCGTAGTAGTCCTTCTTGCAGAGTTGCAGGTTAACTTGGAACGGCTCAACCTCAAGAACTCGGTCGGTCAAGGTCAGCGTAGACGTAGCGTCAAAGTCGCAAGTTGCGTCACGAACGATAGAGTCGGTGTTAACCTTCTGAAGGGTGGTGCGGTAGTTTACGTTGGGAAGGATTTCAATGAGTCCTTTGTCCAGCGTGTCTGCGCTCAAAAGAGCAGCAGAGATGTATTTTGAGGCAAATTGCCCCGCATACGAAGTGGTAATCGTGGTGGTCGTAGCCATTTGATTTTTCGGGTTTTATTATTTGTTAAGACGTGCAAGGACTCGGTCAATCGCCTTTGCGGGGCGGTTAAATTCTACCTTGTTGACTTGCTTTTTCTCGGGGTTGTGTTTGATGGGCTTCGCAGCAGGTGCGGCAGAAAGCTCGGCCTTAACGGCAGCCATCTCCTCCTTCTTGGCGTAGCCGCCCATCTCCTCACGCATTGCTTTCATCTCCTCACGCATCATTGCAATCTCCTCAAGGACTTTCTCCACGATTGCAGTAACGGCAGGCATTTCTTCTTTTACTTCAACTTCTGCGAGTTCAGTAGATTCTTCGGCTGAGGCTTCAATCTCAATCTCAACTTTTTCTTCTTCTTCAGCAGCAGCCTCTTTAATTTCAGCGATTACACCTTCTTCAGCGATAACCAATACACGGCCATCAGCAAGGAGATGCTCACCAACAGGAGCAGGAACACGGTCTTCGCCACTAACGACAAATACTTCGTTTCCTGCTTCAAATACTTCAGCCTCAAGAACGGCACCGTTCTCAAGAGTCATTTGCTCAAACTTAACCTCACGGATGGAGCTAAGTTCAGCAAGGATGCGGTTAAGGATATTATTTGCTTTCATATCTAACTAAATAAAAGAGGGTTGGTTATTTGTAACATTTTATGGGTTGAGTTCTACATCACCTTGACCAGTCAATGAGCCGATGCCCTGAGCAGGCAGAGAGCCATCGCAGCACTTGCGTGAGTAGGTATTATCCTTGCAGAGGCATCCTCTGTTGCCGCCTCTTGGTGAGGCTACGGGTAGCTTTTGTGGTCGTATCATAGTTTGCCCAATTCTTTAAGTTTAGATTCAGCCCAACGCTTTGCAGCAAGTCCTCCCCATAGCAGGTAGCTGATAGTGCCGCAGGCGGTAGTATCGTTCTCATCGTAGTATTCTTCGGCTCTTGATAGGTATGAGTACATCCGAGTGATGGTTTCTACGCTTACAGGCTTACCTTGTGCGAGCTGCTGCGCTCTTACCTTACCAACAGGTGTAGCACATTTGTTGCCGTTCTTCTCGTTTAGCACGATACCACGCTTGGCGTTAGAGCGTACCGCTTGTGGGTAGTCTGAGTAGGATTCCAATTCCATACGCTTACCGCTTTTCTTGCGACCATCCTTCTTGATGATGGCTACGATTTGCGATAGCAGCAAAGCTGCCTCTTGCTCCTCAAGACGCTCCATCTCCTGCTTGGCGAAGTTCATCTTGTCAACGAAGTAGCCCTCAATAGAGAAGCCCTTGACCCTGCCTGTCTTTACGAAGCCATCCCAAATCTCTGGGTTGTTGACCTTCATAGAAACCATCCACGTACCAACAGGCAATTCAAAGCCGTACTTCTTGCTCTTGTCGTGAACCTCATCCTCAATAATCCAACTCTCTACAACCGTGAGTCCGTTGATTTCTACTTCGTGTTCAAGCGTAGCGTTGTTCTGGTTTGCCTTCTGGAAGAACATCTCGCTCGCTTTGCGGATGGTGTCTTGGCTGAAGTAAACGTAGAACTCCTCCTCACCATTGACTCGGTAGATGGGTTTGTTTGGAACGAGTGCTGCTCCCATTAGGATGCGTTTCTCGTTATCCTGTGCAGCGAACTCTACACGCTCGGATTTGAGTGCAATAAAGTCCTCCTCAATAGCAGGATGCTCTACGAGGCTGATGGCATCAATCCCCGTGAGTGCCATCGTTTCATCTAAGATTAGTTCAATAAGTTTCATTATCCGAATGTTGCGGTTCTTACTCGTCTGCGGTCAAGCTCTGTTCCTGAAATAACCTCGCCACTAACCACGTAAGCCTTTATTGGCTTTTGGAATTGTGAGGCGATGCTTTCTACCAAGATGTTACCACCGCTGCTTGATACGATGTTAAAGTTTGCTGGGCGTGAGGCTGCGCTAAAGTCTGATTGCTGAGGAGTTTCAGAATCAGCTTGAAATCTTGTTTTTGCTATTGTTGCAATCTGAGCAGTACCTGATGCAGCAATGATTGCCGACTTTGCAAAGGCAACGCCTGATGCAACATCAACAGGATTAGAATATGCGCTAACAATACCTGATGCAGTATTGACAATTGCATTAGCAAGTTGCAGCGCTTTGTTTGTTTTAAATGCCTGTTCAGCATCTTTCTCCTCATTTGTAGCAAGTGCATAGTACAAATCAGAAAACGCAAGGAACGCCTGTTGAGCAAGGTCTAACGATTGAAGGAACGCATCAATTTCTAATTGGTTTGATTCTTCCGTGTTATCTCTCTTGAAGTCAAGATAGGCATTATCTAAATCTTGTCTTTGAGATAGCAACTGCTTGTATAGTGCGGTTTCGGTTTTGCCTTGTCGCTCAAGTTCTGAAATCTGCAAATCAATTGCCTTTCTGCGAAGCTTATAGGCATCCTCATAGTATTTGGCCTCAATTTTAAGACGTTCACGAGCAGATAACCTTGTAGCTACATCAACATCATAAAGGACTGTTTCAGCGTTAGATTTGAAATTATCAAACAACTGACCTGTACGCTCAAGGCTTACGGCATCAAGTTCCGTTTGTTGATTTGTAATATCAAGGCGTTCTTGCTGAAGACCTAATATGTTTGCTTGATATTCCGACTGCTGACCCAATACTCGTTCTTGAATATCTAATAATTCAATTGACTTGGATTGGTATGCGAGTTCGTTTTCCTGAGTTGGCTGAAGTTTTCTCTTTAGGTCTAAATACTCTAATTGTATTTTAACTTGCTTCTCCTCATCAACTATTTGCTGCTTAAGAATAGAGTTTAAGCGATTATTAGCCTTTTCTCGCTCAGTAAGGTTTTTATTTATGTCATCACGCTTTTGACGCTCAACCTCCGCATTCTTCTGACCCGCTAACTGAATACGCTGACGTTCTACCTCTGCGGCATTTGCTGCTTTCTCAAGCTCAGTCAGCTTCTCTGCTTCGGTGTTTACATTGGTAATTGCCTTGAGTAATCCATCAAATGAAGTGATGTCCCCACTTAACGCCTTAAACACTACGCCAATCAATCCTGTGACTCGGTTGAGTGAGGTGTTTAAAAAATCAACTGCCTGTTGACTTGATAAAAACGCATCGCCAATCTTGTCAATAGCAAGCGCACCAATGGCGAGTGTCTTTAATGAACCCGCAAGATTCTTTACCTTGCCTTCAGATTTAGATACTTCTTTTGTGGCCTTGTCAGCACTTTTAGCAGCTTTTGAGAACGCTTTTGATGAATCATCACCAAACTCATTAACCGCTGATGTTAAATCATCAACTTCTTTGTTGGCCTTTTCAACCTCCTGAACAAAGTCTGAAGTATCGCCTTCAATTTTTATCGTTTCTACTACTGCCATTACCTGCGAATCTTTAGGAACTCATCCCACGTCTTAGGAATAGCGTACTTGCCTTTGGCGATGTCAATCGCCTCTGACTGCTTGCGCCAATCGTCTACCTGCAAGAGTTCAATCAAATAACCTAAATAACTTGGCTTCATACTACGTTGAGGAGTTCAAATGTTGCTTTCCCTGTGGTGAGGTTCACCTGTGCCGTGTTGACGATGTACTTGTTGTTGTTCCAGATTACGGCATTGTTCAAGTCTAAGTCAATCAATGCGCCAAGCGGAAGAACTGCATCTACCTGAAGTATTCTACGCTTTGCATTGTAGAGGTCGGTAATGTAGTCATCCCAATATCCGTTGTAAAGATTCTTGTTTACGCTCTGTAACAGGTATGGGTCTATATCCGCTCCAAAGCATATAGTGTTTGCTAAGCCAATGCTTACGGGGTTGTTAGATACGTTTGCATACCAGCAGTAGTCTACCCTTCGGCTTGTATTATTGTCCGAGTTTACAAATGCAACGGGATTTGAATCAATAAAGTAATCGCCATACACTCCGTAGAACAAGACAGGTGCGCCTAAGTATACATTGAACGTACCATCCTCGTTCGCATCCTGCGTGATGCTCTTGTACACTAATACATTCGTAACTTCTCCTGTATGCTCATCAGTTAGTCGTTCAAATAAAGGACATTCAAACGGGGTTTCAATGATAAACTCCTCGCCATCAAAAGTCAAGAATGCACGTAGGTCACCAAATCCCTGATTGTTTAGGCGTTGGTATTGGTAACCAAGTATCTGCTCCGTTTCTTGATATTTGAATTCAATCTCTCGGTACAATGGTGGGCGGTTTACCGCATACTCCGTGATGTCAAAGTAATTCTGATAGTTTTTATCGGTTCCTGCTGCGTACCAAGATTGCAAAGGCTGAAGCAAGAAGCTGGTGCCACTTGGAACAATTACCATATTGTACATCTTCAGGATGCCAGCAAGAAAGTCCTTAACCTTAATCTCAGGCATTAGGTCGGTCACTACAACCATAAAGGTGTATACCGCTGCAAGTGTTTGGTCTACCGAGAATGATACTGCGCTTGTTGATGCGTCAACACCCGAATAGTCTGTGCATTGGTAGTTCATCTGCGAAGCAACCTGAGGTCTGATGAACAACTGAATCTCATCTCCAGCAACGTAGTTAAGGGCAGCCATTGTGCTTGTTACTGATGAAGCAGGGTGTGCGTCAACTAAAATAGAATAGTCAAATACACCATTGCGGAACACACCAAGCTCGTATGGCTGGTCTACGTTAGCCATCGTGATATCAAGGTCATAAGTCTTGCTATCTACAACTGTCCAAGTTTCGGTGGTTAAGTTAAATTGACTTCCGCTTCCTGTGTTTCGGTTGAAATTAATCAGCCTCCATTCAATGTCATTACCTCCAGCAAACATATAGCCCTCAAAGCGGTGAAGCCATAGCGATAGGTCTGTGAATGGATTTGCTGACAAGAATGAACCTGTGAAGGTGATTCCGTATTTTGCTTCTATTGCATCCAAGATAGCGTATGCCTTTATTGCAGGCTTCAGCTCGTAGTAGTGAATGCCGTGTTGTTCGTTATTATTGTGATAGTGTAAGTTGTTATCATCGTGGTTTCCATTTCTTGAATCATAAAACCAATTCTTAACAGGACTCATCAACGGATAAAAGAACGCATTGTCGTATTCGGTAGTAAAGCGTTCAAAAACTGCATTATCCGTATAAGCGTGGTCGTATGCGCTGAAGTTGAGGTCATACAGGTAGTCATCACCAAACAGGTCGGTGAGGTTTACCAATCCACCATAAAACGTGATGGTATACGCATAAGGTTCAGTACCTTTTAGCTGGACTCCTTCCAGCTCTACTACGCCCGAACGAAACGGCAATGAGTTAATCTCTATGAATGCATCCTGCCGAAGGCGTCCATCAAACGTGCCGCTTACGTCACTATTATAGTAGTATCCGAAGATTGCGTTGTTCGTTGGCGTAGCAGGTACTGTGAAGTCCTGCGTGAAATCCGTGAACACCTTGCTGATGTCCTGCACGTTCTGCACCGACAGATTGATGGTGATTTCTTCGTCTTGGAATACATCCAAGCGTTGACCATTGACATAAATATCAACCTTGTTCATCGTACAAGCATCCGTTGGTCAAACGCATAGGTGAAGCTCATCGTGTAGTTG